CATGCTTGAGTCCCTAATCAACGTGGTTGACGGAGCGGTACAGGACATATTCGGACTATCCTCGATTGAAAGTGGAACGCAGGGAGACCTCAGAAGGATCTCTGGAAACGTTGTACAGTCTGCTAAGGCTGCAACAAACACACTACTAGCCATACTATTTGATGGTCTTAGAAGATATAGAAAGCGTTGGGGACTTCTGACTGCCAAGTCCATGATGGAGTACTACCAACCACAAGAAATCAGAGACATAATTGGAGAAGAAGACTACGATGTTCTTGGTGGTCTGACTGGGGCTGTCACAGAGATTGACTCCTGGCCAAAGGAAATAAGATTCAACATCAAGATAGATGAGTCTCCATCATCTGTCACTGAGCAGATGTCTACAGTAGACTATCTGACGCGAACTGGGACACTTGAGAAATGGGTTGCAAGCGGAGAGCTACCGTTTGATGAGGCTCTAGAATTGCTTGTTACTATTCCAAAGAGTGTAAGAGAAAGAATCAAGAGAGCGAGAGCCGAGAAGCAAAAGATTATGCAACAGATGCAACAGCTTCAGGGTCAGATACAACAGTTGACAGTTCTACAAGAATCATTTGTTAAGTTTATACAAGTTCGAGAAGGTGGACCACAGATACTAGCCGACTTCTCTATGCTGCAGTCCCTTGCACAAGAGTACGCAGCGCAGCAGCAGTCACAACAACAACCACAACAAGGAGGGCCTGGATGAACTATCTAGAACCGGATGAGGATCTCCAAGACGAAGCTCTTGAGAACCAGCCAGACACAGATGAAGCAATCGTAGTAGAGGACGAAGAAACAGACGAAGAATCAGGATTAACCTATACTAAGCAAGAACCAGTAGGGACTGAGGACAAGTCTGATGACGGAAAAAAGAAGATTGGAAACCCATTTGCAGCTCTAAGAGTAGCAAACAGAGAAAATAGAATTCTTTCAGAAAGACTCGCTCGTGTGGTTACGGTGCTGGAGCAGCAACAATCCCAGAAGCCAGAGCCAGAGCAGGAGCCTGAGGAAGAAATAGATTATGGTGCAGATCCAATCGGTTCAGTTAACTCCAAGGTTGATAGGCTGTTAAAGGAAAGCGAAGCCAATAAGGCCGCAGAAGAAGAGAGGCGCAAGGAAGCAAAAGCCAATGAAGTAATATCAAAAGCAGATACCGGTATCATAAAGTTTAGAGAAAAGGTTGGTCCGGAAGTATACGACCAGGCCGTACAGCATCTTGTAAAACTAAGAATGTCGGACCTACAAGAGGTGTACCCAAATGCAACTCAGGATGAGATAGCCAATGCTATAATGAGAGAGGCTATTGACGAGAAATACAAGCTCGCAGCATCTGGAAAAAACCCTGGTGAAGTATTCTACAACTATGCGATCAGGCACGGATTTAAGCCAGAACCAAAGAAAGAATCAAAGAAACCCGATGCCAAGGAACAAATAAGTAGAGCAAGAGAAAGAGACTCCAAGAGCAGGACAATAGCGTCAGCATCCGGCAAGCCGCCGAGAACCTTAAGTGCTGATGACTTCATTGGAATGAGCGAGGATGATTTCGATGACTGGGTTACAACTGTAGCCAAGAACAAAGGCAAGTCAACAAACCCTCTGAAGATCAGAGAGATTCTGGACTCGGCTAGACAATAGCCTTGACAAGTACATAGATAAATAAGAAAATACACTACCCAGAAATGGAGATCGTCCCCGTCGCACGGGAGTTGGGCTTGCAACCCTGGATTTGCACGACCGGCAAGGCCGCGTAATAGAAACTAATTACAATGGAGAAATACCATGTCTGAACCACTAAGTCTAACAGACGCCCGCGTAGTTACGGTGTGGGAAAGAAAGCTCGCACGTGAAGTGCGTGTTCGTGGTGTACTCTTCGACAACAAGAACGGTTTAGCCGGATCTTCGTCAGCCAACATGATCATCATGAAGGACGACCTGAAGAACGGTGCCGGTTCCAACATTGTTACAAAACTCAAGTACCAGCTAAACGGCAAGGGCCGCGCTGGTGACAAGACTCTTAAGGGTTATGGAGAAGCATACAAGACCTCAGTGTTCAGAATCTTTATTGACACACTGCGTCACTATGTAGAAACAGAATCCCCGATCATTCAGCAATGGGTTACAGAAGATACACTTGACGAAGGCGCAGACGGACTGGCTGACTGGTTCCTGACTCGATATGAGTTCGGAGCACACCTTCATGCCGCAGGCATCGACATCATCACAGAAAATGAGTACACACTAAACAATGAGATTCAAGCGCTGAATAGCAACTATATTCTGCGCCCGAACGACAAGGCCGCAGGAAGCCTTAGCTCAAACGACAAGTTCACGATTGACGTCCTGAACGAAGCTGTCATGAAGCTAAAGCTTATGCGTCCCAAGATCCGTCCCGCAAAGACACCAAGAGGCGACCGTTTCGTATGCTTCCTATCTCCGGAGCAAGTAAGAGACCTGAGAAAGAGCGACAGCGAATGGTTCCAACTAATGGTGGCAGCACTAAAGGGTGGAGTCGTAGACGAGAATCCGCTATTCACCAATGCTCTTGGTGAGTACAACGGTGTAATATTCATAGAAGCGGACCTTGTACCACCTGGAATGAACTCAGGCGGAACAATGTTCAAAGACAAAACACGTAGAGCGTGGATCGGTGGAGCTTCGGCTCTGATGATTGCGCACGGTAGAGGATTTGCTCCTCCTGGATTCGACCTCAACAGATACCGTTGGGATCGTGAAACAGAAGACTTCGGTCACCAGCAACAACTGGCTGCTACAACCATCGTTGGTCTAGCACGTCCACGTTACACTGACCCGAGAGATGCCACAACCAAGGAAGCTGGTGTATTCGTCATTGAAACATATGCGGATCACAAGTCAACTGGTTCAGATATCTACGAACCCTGGCTAACTGCCGGTGGAACTCTGGAAGCATAAGGGGGTAACCAATGAGTGCACAAACATTTCTTGGTCCTTCGTTTAGACAAGCAGGGGTCCATCTTCCGAACTTTCCGGGTGTCGTTCAAAGAACTTCGGTTCTTGACCTCGATACCCTAATTGGTCTGACGGACGGCACTGCTGCTACAACGCTGGAAGCGAACGACCTCATTAAGGTGTTCAAACTACCTGCCAACTGCAAGATTGTATTTGGTAGAATAGATTGTGAAGATCTTGATGGGCACGCAACACCGACCCTAACACTAGACCTTCTAGTGTCAGACGGATCAACAACTAAGTACATCTTCGACGAAGCTACTATCGGACAGTCCGGTGGGTTCGCAGACTCAAGAGATGCTGGCGCTGCTGGAGTGCTTGACATTTTCGACTCCAACTCTGCCATCAACTATGTACTTCCCGACAACGAGATCGACTGGTATGTAGGTCTTAAGGTCGGTACTGCCGCTGCGACAATGCAAAACGACGCAATTGCAGTAACAATCGGTTATACTCACGCTCTAGAGAACGTGGACTATGACAGAGATTTCCCAACACCTAACCCATAAGGCTTAGGACAGATTAAGGAGTAGGGGGCGGAGTCTATGGCTCCTCCCCCTTATTTTTTATATGCCAAATCTAATAACTGCAACACAAGATATAATAAGAACTTTGCACTTGGATTCAGTTACAACCGGATCCTCTGTAATAACCGATGTCAAGAAAGAACTAATAAGGGCAATGCAGTTTTTTAGCACAGAAGCCTCTTGGTTCTTGCAAGAGAAGATTAGAATTCCCATAGAGTCTGGGGTTACAGAGTACGAGATAGACCCGTTCTTTCTAGGTATAACCACAGATCTGTTCTACATGATAGATTCATCTATGCCTAAAAACGGGTATTCTCTAAAGCTTGTTCCATACTCCACTCTTCTTAGTTTCCAAAACTCTAGCGACGACTTCTGGGCTGGTACAGTTATAAATACCGGGAACCCTAGAGTTGCAGCCGTTGATCCAGCCACATCTCTCCTGCACGTAGCGCCAGAACCGTCTACGGATACTGGGGCAATCGAGTTCAATATACTTTTAAACGATGGTGTACCAACATTTCAATATGTTGATGGCGCATGGGTTTTTTACTATCCAAATACTGAGGACGAAGTAGACGATGACTTTGAAAACGTGTGGCTGTCTGAGGCGTACGACTTGATAGTATACAGAGCCATATCTCAGCTACTGTTTGGACCGTACGGCGGAAGTGATGAGTCTGCAAAGAAAGCAAACGACTTCGACAGGATGGCTCAACAAGAAATGAATAGGATTAGGACAAAGCATAACAAGAAATTCTTTGCTCTTAGTATAGCCAAAAATATATAATGCCGAGCATTATTTACCCCTTCGATACCCTGGATCCTGATACAGGAGACAGAGGGAAGTCCGGTGCTGGATTCGTTATCAACATGAACCCAGTTGCTGGCACTCTTGTACCTGGACCCTCAATGCGTCCAATTAGACCTTACATGGACGAGAATGAGGATCCAATACAGGAGCAGATAACAGAGATACACTCTCACGATTCGTTTATACTTACATCTTCTTTCGACGATAACAAGCTATATATAGGTGACCTATACGGTGTAGCGCAAGATCCATTCGAATACAACGTTACACCATCGTCAGGGTGGAGCACATCGAACATAGGCCCCACGCGTTGGGAGTACTCGTTCTGTTCCTTTGGGGATAGAGTTTTTGCTGCAGCTCCAAACAACAAAATATGCTTCATAGATATAAACGATTTCAGAGCTGACAATACCACAAAATTTGATTTCAGTTCTCCGTCGTCTGGTGCATACAATCCTGAGGCCGAACACCTAGCGACACACGGTGGACACCTTGTTGCAGCAGGCATAACGTTCGAGGCCACATGGAACGGACTGTCTGGATACAATGATCAGATGGTGTGGTGGAGCGGATTCGACAATCCTGAATCGTTTGGGTCGTATGCATTTACTCCCAATATTCTCGGCAGTGACTACAAGTTCCTGTATGACACACCAGGAAAAATAACTGGCATGGTCTCGACCGGAGATCACTTGTTTGTATTCAAAGAGAACTACATATACCTAGCAGAGGGACCGCCATTTAGGTTTAACCTCCTAGCATCTAACATAGGAACTAGATGTCCAAATTCT